ATCTTCAAAGAAATTTTCTGACAAAGCTCTAAAATTAACTAAATTATAAAATGGTTTTTCTTTAAGAATAGCTCTTCTAACATTAGTAAAACTTTTCTCTCCATACCAAAATACATTTCTCAAAACTGAATTACAATTATCTTCACACGCTTGGTCTGCACTTATCATAAAATCTGACACTCTCATCCAGTTAATTGGATCTAACATAGCTTCCTCATTCATTAACGGAACGTATCTTCCATACATTTTTCCTGTTTTATTTTTTAAAAAAACACATTCCATCAATGGTTTAAATTCTATTTTAGATCCATGATCTCCTCCTGTCAATATCGAACCTTCTTCTAAGAGTGTCTTTGCTATTTCTTCCATATTAAACCATTCTCTAACAAATTCATTAACTGCAATAACTAAATCATCTCCCACAACTGCTGTTCTAACAAAACGTTTATAAAAATAAATATCTTTCAATTCTTTTGGTGCTAATTTTAACCACGCCAAACGCATATCTAATTCATCCGAATGTGAGTTGACTGCAATAGTTATCAATGTTCCTGAATTTGTTTTTCCTGTAAGCTGATATACTAACCATTTTTTAAAATCCTTATCAAAATAAACATGATAAGAATGAGTTTCCATTTCCTTAATACACCTTCGTACAATCTTTTCTTCTTCATTCATGTCATAAAACCTACTATACCATCTATCCATACAATCAAAAAAATGTTCAACATTACATATTCTGTTATTACCATCCTTTGAACTATAATCAACATCACTTGCTACATCACTTACTTCATTCAATTTTCTTATATGATCATCCCACTCTACTGAATCCTTATTCATACCTACTCGATTATAAATTTTGATACGAATAGCATTCATGTGTTGTAAGAATAAACCATAATATTGTTTTTGAATTAAAACAAATGATAAGGGTGCTGCTGAAAATAATCTTGTTTTCAAATCTTTTATTTTATCTAATGTTCGTCGTTCATCCTTAAGACAATCCACCCATGGATAAAAAGGTACAATTCCCTTCTTAAAATTTTTTAACAAAAAATTATAATCTGCCTCCAACTCTGGTAACATTTTGTAATTATCATCTATTAAATCAAACAATTTTTTCTTTTCACCACCTTTTCCCAATAAGGAAAAAGGAAAAGCTGGTGAAGTAGTCATATCAATTTTATTAATAATATCACTACCATTAATTGCTTCATCCAAAGTAATAACTCTTCCGGTTATTCCTGAATCCAAATTATAATCATCATCAAAACTTTCTAACAATTCATTGTACATATTTTTATCCATTTGTGGTGGTACGGATCCATACTTATTAATTCCTTTCAACATCAAATCAGTTCCATTCAATCTTTTATCATAGATATTTATGATAGAAGGTGCTGTTGTTGGTGTAACTATCTTTCCATGTAACGGACTTGGTCTTATATCTGTCTTACCTATTGGATAAGATTTTACTCCTTCCAAAATTCCAATTCTTGAAATACCTTCCGCTAATCTCTCATCTTTTCCTTCTAGTGGTACAATAGTTAAATTCTGCGCTATTCCACATGATACATCCAAATCAATTGAAAAATTGTCTAATTTCTTAAACATTTGTTCAAGTGATTGTTTTGTCACTCTAATTCCTACTCCTGTTGCTACTCCTCCTCTTAAAATACCGGCTACATGTATTCCAATTATTTTTGGTTGTTCTTGATCTGTATAAACAATGGAACCACAATCTCCTTTCTTTGTTGGTACGTCATAACTAAAACATTTTGCTACCATCCACTTCTCTCTACCCATAAAATATTTAAAATCAATCATATCGTCTAAAATCAAACTATAACGCTTAATTATATTTTGACCACTATTATTTAAGGTTGTAAAACCAATATGACTATTTTTAAATAATTTATCGTTAGAAACAAAATAATTAACAATATCTTTTTACATTGGTACTAAAGTATCACATTCATACATCATAACATCAGCTAATGGATCTCCGTCATTAAACATTTCTTTCATTCTATTTTTCTTAAATTTTTGTTCAATAACGTTACCATTCGCAAATGTCAAATACATGGGTGTATCATCTTCAAAATAATCAAAGGTATCGTCAATTAATTTTCTTTCTCTGTCCGTAGTTAAATCTGAATCAATAAAGACATGTCTCACTGTTATAAAGTATCTTCCCTTGATAAATAAACATTGCAGACTCTTTGGTCCGACTTTCAACGTAGCCATATTATTCGCAATATGTTTCTCAATATTTTCTACTTCCGAACTTGATTGGGCTCTTCCACTAACCAACTTTCCTGCTGGTGCTGCTTTAGTGTTAGTTGTTGATGATTGATCCTCTCCATCCCAATCTGCCATAAATAAGTTAAACATTTTCTTTCCCCATCCTGATGACATCTTCTTAAGTAGTCCTGAAAACCACAAAACTGAAACTAAAGCTCCTCCACATGCTGCTAAAAATATGGTTGTTTGCTTATCCATCAAAGGCTTTGCTGGTTTAAAAAATTCCGTCAAAGCTTGTAATGAAAATTGCAAAAAGCCATAAGTCGCAAAACCTGCTGCAATTCCTAAACCATGTCCTACTCCTGATAACACTGCTCCCATATACCAGGCATTGTAAATAATATCAATAAACGTTTCTTCAAGTGATTGAGAATTTCCTATAATATTTAAACCATCTTTTCCTACATATTTGTAAATGTCTTGTTCTAAATTTATTTTTCTATTAACATTACAAAATTCTCGATACGCTCTCAAAATTGCTTTTTGAACCTCTACAAAACCTGTTACAATTGCAATTGGTTTTACTTGATACAATGATGATTTTGGATCTGATCTTGCATATATTGTAGCTTTAACTTCATCTGGTGGCATTGGTATACCATGCATAGCATCTCCAATCTCTACTGTAATATGTGGTCTTCTTTCTACAGCCTGGGCACTTTTTACTGCTACTGAATTATTAACTCTGTTCTGGTTAGTTAATAAAACAACTAATTTTGGATCTGCTACTTGACCTTTACATCCTGTCATAGTATTAGTGGGATCAACACTTGCAAAATTTGGAATAAAATTACATTTTGATACTACTGTAATTAATTCTAAATAATCTTCTTCTTTTGCATCCTGACCAAAATCATCATAAAGTATTATTTTATGATTATCTGGCATATAACCATCCCAAAAGGGCATTCCTGGATTCCTCGTATACGTTAAATCACGAGAAATTTCTGTAACACTATGGTCTGAAAACAAGGGTGAAACAAATACTGGCCAATATGTAGATTTTCCACAACCTGGATTACCTGTAAATCTCACACAAAATGGTTCTTTATCTCTTTGTTTAGTTGTTCCTGCTGTTCCTATAATATCCTTCAAGATTTTTAACCATCTCAAGATATCTACATCCATGCCAATACCCATAACTATCAATTCTCTTTGTAACTCATTCATCAATGTCCTTGCATAAGCTCGTGATTCTGCTATGACCTCTTTAGATTCATTCGACTCAACGTCCACTGAAACCTGAATAGCTGCTTTCGTTAGTAAAGCACACTTTGAATTCGATTTTTGTAGTTCTTTCTTTAACCAATTTTTCTTCAAATCTGGATTAAAATACTCCTGCATAAATGCTGGACAAAAATTTAATAATGCTAATGCTATTTTCTTAAAATTCATTCCTGCTGATATAACTGTGTTGAAATTTCGTAAATTAGCCATCATAAAAAATTTTGTACATCTATCCAAGGGTAATTTAAAAATATTTGAAAAGAAATCAATTAAGCGAGATAAAATGTTGTCTCCTTGTTCTTCACCTATTTCTTCAACAAGACTCTCTTGAGGATCTAATAATTCTGATAAATGATCAATCAAAAAGTGACCTTCGACAAATTCTAAACCTGTTGCCATCCATTGTAAATGCACGTCCAGTATCTCATCATTAATCATTTTGTCTCTTGTAATAAATTTATTTTTCGCAATCTCATATTTAGGTTTAAAGCGTTGTGGTAATAAATCTAAATAATGAGTAATGCCATATTCTGGACATAAATTCAAAAACTGAATAACATCAGGGTCTAAAACTTTAACTAAACCTGGTACATAAACTTCATCACCAAATAAAAATACTGACATTTTTGCTGAATCAGTTCTTTCTATATCAATTAAATAATCAACTATCCTATAATCACGCATAATATTATCTGCGTCCGCATGATATTGGGTTGGTAGCTGCGGCACTACTTGTATTGTAGGTGTTATTATTTTTCCTAATTTTTTGAATTGTTCTGTAAATGTTGCTTGTATTGTATCTTTCATTGAAAAATTCCTCATTAATCTATCAAACAATAAAATAATATTAGTGATTAAACTTAATATATAAAAAATTGACTTAGCATTTACTAGTGCTAATATTAAATTAACGAATGTTAAAATATCGAGACTTTCTTCAATAATTTTTGATGTTAAGGTTTTCAAAAAAGCAATAATTGGTGTTATTTTCTTCAAAATTATGCGATCTGTTATTTGTTCTACTACTGATGCTATTCCTGATAAAATCATGTCCTTAATTGCCAAAAAACTTTGAATAATTTTCGCTTTCGTTTGTTCAAAAGCTTATGCTTCTCCTATCTCTTCCAAAGAATTATTAAATTGGTTAAATTTTTTAAATTTCAATAATTTTTTGTCAAAAAATATGTCCAAATCATCTCTTTTTGCTGCATCAGCATACGAATTGAAAAAACCCAAAGTTCGTGGGGTTACATTTTTCTTCTTAACTTCTAATTGATCAGGACATGAACACTGTGTTAAAAATCCATCATTTCTATAGTCACTGAAAAAACAATTTGTACAATAATTTGCGTCACATGAGCATGCTCTTCTACTAAGTTTTACTAATTTAAATTGATGACAATGAAAACAAGGTGAGTTTACAAATTTATTAGTAATAATCTCTCTTGGTTCTTGATTTTCATTAAGATCATTATGATCGCAATATGGTACATACAACTTTGTTTCCGGATCAAAACGTATTTTATTTGGTCTTCTATCTCCACATGTTTTGATCCACTTAATATTAAAACACAAATTACATTGTTTGTACTTGTGTTGACATAACGTTTCATCATCACAAAGATTACATTTTCTTTTCAAGTGAACACAATCTGTTCTAAAAATTTTAATTTGTTTAGTACAAAAATGAGATTCATTATACTTCTTCAAACGATACACATCTAATGTGGTCTTAAATCTTAATGTTAAATGATAGGGTGTACTCACATGTTGCTTACCTGCTCGTAACTCATAACCTTCTCTGTTGTGTTCTTTCTTTGCTCTAACTTGTAAATTTGAAGTTGCTGTTGTTGTTTGCAATTCTCCAATAAAACCTCCTTCTTGTTTACTAGCTTCTGCTTTCTTTTGTCTTATTGTTCTTAATTTTCCAATATTAAGATCAATATCTCCTCCTGTTTTCCTGAGATTCTCCTGTTTACGATAATTATTTAAAAATTCTGTTCTTTTGAAATCAAATTTTGGTTTAATATAATTTAAATCCTCTTCTGATTGAGCTTCTCCATATTCTGGACAAATGTCCCAAACGCAGTCTTCTTCATCTGAAATTTGCTCAGTATCTATATAAAAATTTTCATCTTTTCTAATTAAAAATGTTTGTAATTGTGAATCATCAAAAAATAATTTAACATAATGTAAAACAAAATTGATTATATAAGCATGGTGTTTTATTTCTTTATCATTTTCTAATTTTGATAAAATATTTAAAAAGAATGAATAATAACAAATATAAAATTGATCTAATGAGGGTATCATTTCTAATGGTATTGGACGTAATCCTACTATTGAATAATGTAAATTTATAAAATTTTGAATATCTAATAAACTTTTAAAATTGGTAATATAAACTATTGGTTCAAAATTCTTTTCATAAAAATAATTAACGGCATCAAAAAATTCTTTATATATGCAATGATTTAAAATAAAACTAATTTGTTCTTTTAATGGTAATAAAGTGTTAAACATTTTCGAATCAATTAAATGTGTCTTCCAAAGGTGCTCTAAAGCTTGTTGTAAGACTAATTTAAAAATCTGCTAAA